AAAACATTTGCACCATGTCTGTTACATTGCCAGTATCGTATAACGGCACGTCAACAAGCGCATAGCACTCCGCAAACATATTCTGCATATTCGTCACTTTTTGCGTGTCCCAAAGCGGCGGCGACAAAAGCGAATAGCAGGATTGAAAAGTGCCTATAAGATCTGTCACTTCGGACGTGTCCAGAAGCGGTATATCGACGATAGAATGACAGTTAGCAAACATGGCAACCATATTCGTTACCGACGACGTGTCGAACACAGGCACAGATTGGAGCAGGTGACAATTAATGTAAAGTTCTTGCAAATTCGTACACGCACCGATGTCCACGATTGTAACCTGCTCAACAATCGAATGTACGACCGTACCACCTCCAAAGATGATAGTCTGTCCTGCGCTTGCATTTGGCATGGATAGGGTCACATCGAGCCAACCAGTGCTATACGGTTGATTCCGCCCCGTGAAGCGTTGCTGAAAGTTACACGTCCGTAACAGCCCACTCACAGGCGTGACGGTCACGATGACCTGCCGATAGCCCTGCGTTGTCGTCGTTCCGCTCGGTATAGCCGAAAAGTCATACTGATGCTCCGCCTTTACATTCGACGCAACCGTGTCAATTGTTCCATCGCCCCAATCGACCGTATACGAACCTGTCGATGTCGTGAACAGCAACGCTGCTACGTTGTCGCCATTTTCAAAAATAGCATGAAGCCCGACGAACTTATCTTCAGCGCTCGTAACGGTCGGCAAGGCGAGCCAGTCGGACGGTCTGATCCAGCTCGGTTCAGCTGGAGGCGGGTTGTAGCTTACCGTTTGCCCTCCCATGCCGTCTGGCATATAAAGGAATCTTGTTATCGTAATACGTTTGTTGAGTAACGGCTCTTTCATACAGTCGGTATTCTGATAGGTGACAAGGCAGCTTTCCAACTTAGACCGCTATAACCTGTGTTAGAGTCTGCCGAAAATATTACACCGGATCGATATTCGTAATGCTCGTTAACATACCGCATCAATGATTCTTTAACCTCAACCGGCACACTTGCGTCCGTGCTTCCGTATCCTGATATATAGGTAACCCTGTAATTACCAAATTCATTGAATTCGATACGTCCGTTACCCATATTTCGATATGCACTTGCTAATACCGTACTCCACGCCCCGTCGTATGCCTGTGATTCGACCGATGTGATTGATTGAATAGGCGTGTATGGTAACAATATCGTGTCCCCAAGACCAAACGAAGCACGCCGAGTCTGCGTGATAAATGATCTGTTAGCGTATTGCTGAGCTTTGCTTATCGCGCTCCCGATCAATATTGCTATCGTTGCATCATTAGACGTGTCGCCCGTGTCGATACGTAGCCATTCCTTGACGAGCGCCGTTGACACCGCTTGAGCGGCCGGTGCGGTTGTCGTCTCGACAATCCATAATGGAGCCAGATAGTTTTTTATCGGGTCGATCAGCTTCATTTCGTTGTCTTCTTTACTTTAAGATCTTTTGCTTCTTTCGTTTCGCGGTTGTCGATTTGCTTTTCTTCTTTTTTGACCACAGTAACCACTTCTTCGACCGGGCCAATAAGCATACGCATTACAAGGAATCCATAATCAGATACCGGAACTTCAACATTGCCTTTCGCGTATGGCTTTCCTTTATGCGTAAAATTACGCCTTGCAATAGCCTTCACCGTTTCATTCGTTTCAATCTTTTTCATATCGCTTTTTACTTGTTTTGTACTTGGTTTATAATCAGACAGCATCTTTTGAAGTGCTTGCTCTAATATAGTGTAATCAGGCTTCAAAAATAACGCCCTATTACGAGCCGATACGCTCCGCGTCGTGTACGCTTTTTTATCATCGAAAGATCTAATAGCCTCAAGCCATTCTCCAATCTTATTTCGATCGCAGTACGTAGCCGTGTCCGAACACGCTTCGTGTAGCCCTGCCGTTTCGTTCGCTATGACTGGAATGCCTGAACACATCGCTTCAACCGCAACACGGCCGTATGTTTCGATAAGCGACGGAACGAGTAATAGCCGTGTCCGGGCGTAGATAGGTCGTATATCTGCTGTGTTGTCGACGATCTCGACATTAGGCATCCGCGAAATCATCTGCTGATCGTAACCGCCCTTAACGCCTATGAATTTTCGCCCTGGCATGGCGCGCGCGATGTCGTAGAATAGTTTAGCGCCCTTATTCTCCGTTAGATTAATCAGCGTAATAGCATCAGCGCCGGTACGATCTACATCGTAATAATCAAAATCGACAGGCGGGCGGAATACGATCTGATTCCATCCATCTGTTAATGTCGTGTTGTATACATCCCTAATCCATTCAGAATTGAATATGACAAGGTCTGTTGATTCGCTCGAAGCGCCAAAAAAATGAAGCTCACGTTCGTTGTGAACGATCCGCGCCAATGGCTTATTATACCTTTTGCACCAGTTTGGCGCTCCGTGCTGCGCGTTACTCCCCTTTTCGAGATGGGTAAGTACGACATCACACCATTCGAACTGGCTCTCTGCATTGCCTGCAAAGTCCCAAACTTTTACCCCCTCAAATTCGTAGGTGCGCTTATCGGGATAATTCGACTTGATGCGTTTATTGTCAAGATCGTTGAAGTTCATTATAACATAACACTCATGACCAAGAGCCACAAGACCCTTCAACATTGCGTGCAGCATCCATTCAGCCCCAGCGTTATGGTGCGGCGGATATGCGTGTACGTATGCGAGTATCTTCATTTTTAGCCCCCTAAAATATAGGGAGCAGAGTATTTCGACCCTGCTCCCTGTTAGCTTACGATGCGTACTTGCCTAAGTAGTCCGCGAAATCGCCTGTTACAATACCTTCAGGACGCTGATTAGCAACGGCCAATCTTTCCTCAATACGTACTGTTACGAGATTCTTCTGAACGTTGTCGCGATCCTGGTCGAAAAATTCAACCGTTATCCCTTGACGCTCAAACACAGTAGCTGCCGTATTAAAAGCACCTACCGCAACGCTACCGTCTGTCATGGCATCAACTTCAAGAACCGGAAGTCCCCAAATGTTGTTAACCAAGACCGTACCATCCGGCCCACGACGATATGCACCGTCGGATATCTGCAACGTATCGATTGCAGCTTTGTCGGCTGGACTCAATAAAATTGCATTTGGGCGTAAATTCGCCTTACGTACCTGGAGCATCATATATCTGATGATGTCATAATACCCGGCTCCTCTGTTTCCCTGCGCAACCATAGAGGCGTATAGACTGAACGGATTGAACGCAGAAAGCGAATCCGTAAGCACGCCAATAAGGTTCGGCGGCGTGCCGTTGCCATACAAAAGCTGATCATCTTCGGAATCCATTAACCCATCAACGCCGCGCGTCGATAAGTAGGAAGCCAAAAGAGGCAGATCAGCAAGCATATTCTTGTGCAAACGCATCGTATGTGCGATGGTCTGAACTGGTACGCTTGTCGTGTTTAGCGTTATCGTCGATTCCGGCTTGTCGTCGCCATCAGTAACAGTATCGGCAAGGTCGGTATACCCTGTCTCACGAATCCAATCGACCGCGTTGGAGCCGGTCAACGGTACGACATTCATAATATCACGAACGCGCTGCATTGCTGGCATCGGATACGTTACACCAGCCAAACGATTCGGGCGAATAGTATCACCCAATAAGTTTGCTGCCGTTGTCATCGTTGCCTTGATTTCCATCGAAGCATTACGTGTTTTTGCATACGATTCAGCTGGGTTCGATGACTCCAAAGCATCCATGACAAGCTCTTTGAAGTTCTTCTCGCCATTAGGCCCGCTACCTAAACGCTTACGCTCTACTTCTGCATCGATGATAGCTTTTGCTTGCTCTGCCTGCTTCGTTTGCATTTCTCCAAACTTAGCCTCAAGTACTTCGAGCGCGCTCTTCGTTTCCGAATGAGCCGATCCAGCATTCTTGATCTCCTCTTTAACTTTCAGCATCAAGCCATCGAGTTGCGACTCAATGACCGATGTTAGTTCTTTTAATTCCATTATATTTTTGTTATTCGTTGAATTGACATTTCCAGAGCTGTTTTAGCGATTATTGCCTCAATAGCTCCCTTTGCTGCATCAAGTGTGATAACATCTGATATATCATTGCCAGGTGGCTGGATTCCGACTTGACTGATTATACCTTGATCGGCACTTTCTTTGAGCTCTTTAAGAGCCGTTTCCATTTGATTAAGCCATATATCAAGCTGGTAACACGTATCATCTGATATGGATTCACCGTGTAATACCCTTCGAATTGACTTTAATTTCTTTGTTAGGAACTCTGGGTCTGCATCTAACATTGCCTTAAACCCTGTGAACGGTGTATCTGCGTTTGCTCCCCAGGTAACCGTTGATCCTTCCCACATCCTGATTTGCTTGATCGATCGAACGCCTGTCGTATCGTCTTTTTCGGAATCAATAATATTGAATCCTATCGAATGTTCGGTTATAACGCCTTCTTGATACAAGATTAGCGTATCATTGCCTAAAGTCGTATTGGCGATTGTAGATTCGAAGTATATACCATGCTGATCTTCTTTTAGAACTCTTGGTGTAGATAACGGCTGCCAGGAATCGTGCTGCCAAAGGTGTTTTATGCGTGATTTTTGGCTATCTGGGCCATTCTCCTGGATCGACTTCTTAGCCGAACCGGGCATCATTATATCATTATCGCTGTCGACGTTGCCGAATTTCGAAAAGTAGCCAGTAACTGTACGGCTACTAACGTCTACATCCTTGACCACAGCATCCCCAGCGCCTGTGGATTTGGTTTCGTACGGCCTAAATTTGGACATTGGCCTAAAATATGAAGTGATTTCCGCAATAAATATACACGTCCCGCGCGTGCTTGTTCGCTTCAAACATAACTAAATTTAGTAAATTGTACAAACACCTTATTATTTAATGCAATGGTCGTAATTTACATCACGATTCCATATATCCGAATAGCCTGGCCGCTGCGTCCATATCGACGGCGAAATATAATAGGAATGTCCCCTGTCGTGTATAAATTTCCAGCCTGCATCGATAGCCGTTAAATTAAAATTATGCTCCTGAAGTAGCCAGAATGCCGTATCTCGATGAATTATATAAGCATGACCGGTAAGCGTATGGCCACATCTGTATAGATTGCCCGATACGTGTTCACCTTCGATAGCTCCATACGCACTATGATTACCACCCAAAAATAACATATCTATTCGGTCGAACTCAATCATACACGAATCATCAAGATTTATGCCGCTCCATACCGCATCATCCTCAAATATAACGGCATAATCATCCGTGCCTGATACTAATGCCTGCCATATCGACTTGTGAGATAGGCCGTTGCAATATGATCCTGGTGTAAGTTTGAACTCTTTTGGTATGCGAACATCTCTGGGCGTTACTGCTTTAACAACCGTGAATTCGCCTAACCCTGCACGCTCGGCTTCCGCCCTGAAATTAGCGAGCCTTTCAGGCCGACTTATCATATTGATGACATAAGTTTTCATACGTCTATTTTTAGCCAATCATCGGGAATAATATCAGACGTATCAAGCATAGCGGCCTTACCGACCCATTGCGACGGCGCTATGATGTCTATATTCCCGGATAACCAAGCCGCCCACCAGCTAAATGAGCTATTCGCAATGATATTAGAATCATAGCCTGACATCATACACATAGATTCGATAGGGTCTTTTACGTCAATTGAATTCATCCCTGTTACCGATAGTGCGAAATCCGGGTCATCGCTGAAAACCGTAAAATCACGGTGTCCGCGTTCATACATGATCTGCATAGCTTCGTGATAATACTTTTGGGTCAACCGGTTATGATACAATCCATCATAATCACCACCGCGAACATGAACAGCAACGCCTTTATACGATTTTACCTTTATACGGAACTTGAAAGTAGACCTGATAATCGATTCGCAATGTTTGAACCATTTCTCAGACTGGAAATGACCGATAAGATCAGCGTTATTCGTACATCTGAATCGAGGATTATAGCCCCAGGGTACTTCGACACGCTGGCATCTGTTCGCGCTATACGCATCAATGCGCGGTAGAATACTATCGAAATGACGCTCCATGAATGATTCCGATTCATCCATGTTACCTTTCGCTACTCCGTCATGATTGAACCAAGCTGGGAACGCGTAATTATCATTTTGCCTAGTAGCGACGCCAATAGTCCCCGCAATTTGAAACATTTGATTACCTATTTGGCCGTATCTACCGAGTCTTGAGAATGTAATCATTCGTAACTATCCATTATCGCTTTATAGTTTTTTATATCCCAAAAATCACGCCCATCTTTAGCGTGCGGATCACGTTTACCGTGATGATTGAACAGCACCGGGTACTTGTCTTTCGGGTACATCGATTTGATATGATTACCGTATTGAGTTGGCCACCAATGCAATGGTAATCCGTAAGTATGAGCGATGCACGTTAACACAGCTTGTGGGTGTCGATGCTCTTTGAACTGTGGGTGATTGGGTATGTTCGATGAGCTGTCGTCGATCATCCATTTCGGAATACATGCCGTGTCCCAATCTTTGGCGATCGTAAGCGCTTCGTCTGTCGTTCGCCAAACGTGAACACTTGCCTGAACTTGCTTGTCCCGATCTGTGCCTTTCCATGACAAGGCTCTCAATACATCCGATTTGCACCAATGTTCATGAGCATGTTCGTTGCCGAATAGCCATACATGATCCGTTGATCTCATTCGATCTGTTATGTGCGTAATACTTGACGTGAACTCTACGCCCGCGTCGCTGTAAACAAAAAAATCCTGACCCAAATATCGACAAGCAAGAATTCCCTTGATAACAATTTCTGGCATCCATTGCCAATAGCCAGCACCGCGTCCAGCTGATACATTTTTGCAAGGTATGTCCAGTACATCGTCCACGCCATTCGCTAACATCGATTTCCTGCACAGCTCCTTACTCATTTGCATACGATGATCGGCAAAAGTAGCACCGTATATCATACGCGCTCGATTCTTACAATCATGTGTTCCCGGTATAGTTCGATAAATTCGACGACCTTGAACCCATAATTAGATTCCTCCCAAATTCGATATATATCTTCTTTGGTGAAATCATGGAAATGATGTTTATTATAATGCGTTGTTTTTTTCGATGGATACGATACGATAATATTAGTAGCCGATAGCCTAACAGCAATAGCCGGAATAGCCATTTCGTCGCGTATATGCTCCATCACTTCCAGGGCGACAAGTGTATCTGCCCTGTCCGGTAGTATGACCGAAAAGACTGGTGCGTTATTCATGACAAGGATTGAATAATGTAAATTCGCATAACCGATTGCGGCCGGATCTGAATCGACACCATGAACCGATATAACATCTGGATTCTGGGCGATCATATAACTACCATATCCACATCCACATCCGAAATCGACGACATCACCTGAACACCATTGCCTTATCATGCCGTATCGCTCAATGTGCCTATCATTGAGTATAGATATTTCGCGATCCTTTAATTCCTTTAGAGTCAAATAAATACGCTCTCTTACTGCCATAATTCCCCCTCATATATTCGTTTCGTAATAATAATAAATGCAGGGATGCTATCCAAACAAAGGCGTTTTATATGCGATTGCGCAGCGACAATTTATAACTTCCTCAGCGCCTCCGCTTGGGTCGCCAGGATATTGCAATGATGACCCGCCAACCGTAAAATAATCATCGATAGGTATCGGCGTTTCGCTCGTTAGTATAGATATATCGCGGTGTGTGTCTCGCTCCCTTCCGTCCAGGGCAACAATCCAATACTTTTTAAGCCCATCGATACCCATAGATTTGGCTCCCTCAATACTCCCTGCGTTGCTCGCTCCTATCGTTTCGGTTCGCGCTATTGTCCTGGCACGCGCCGCATCGATATTAGACACCGTACCCGATGCGATTTCGTCTGCTATCTTATCAATGCTCCATCCTTCCTCAATGCCTTCGTTTATAAATTTCTGAATAGCATCAATAGTCGTTTGGTTGATACCTACTACTTTGGTAACAAATATATTCGTAACAAAAGATTGAACAAGCTGTACCCAATAATCAACGACTTCGAACCATTCCATTTGCTTACGTCGCGCTCCTATATCGTCGCGTGTCTGCTTAATAAAGTGCTTGCCGGTTCGTGTCCATATATCAACAATCATTTTTGCTACTAACTTTGGTTGATCTGCAGCTATAATAGCGTTTGCGAGCGCCTGATCTGTCGTATATGATTGCCTGACAGCTTGCGCAACATCCTTTTTAATTGTACGGAAATAACGCATTACATCGCGTTGCGCTAACTTTATATACTTGCGTCGCTCGGCTTCTGCAATACGCCAACGCGCCATATCTTCGCGCTTTGACATATTATTCTGTGTTTAGATCAAGCGATGTCTCAGTAATAGGTATAACAGACGCGCTTGTATATATCATATCCATTTCCTTTTCGTCGCGCTTTTTATACCTAACTTCTGCGCGTTTCTCGTTAGGTGTTAAAAAACTTACCTTCTCTAATCGCTCATAGGCAGCCGCCTGGTCTTTTTTGATCGCATGAATAGATTCGAAATCAAATCTAAGCACCGCGCTTTTGTCCCATGTTGATACGACTTTTGACGAAAACCAATCAGCTAATTCAGATATCAACGGTATCACGACATCGTAATATAGTCTAAGTATTGCCTGCTCTTGATTATTGTACGTCGTTGCCGTCTTATCACCGATTAGACCCGAATCAATACCAAACACAGACGCTATCTGCTGTTTCGATAAGTTCAAACCGTTGAACCAGTCCGAATCGACCGTTGTCATGCTTGTTGGTATCCATTCAAACTCTGAATCTGTTAATAATGGCTTACCGGCATTACTCGACCCGGCGCGGCGATCATGGTAAGCGCTGTATATAGCTTCCTTCTGCTGTTCGTCAAGTGTATCGGCAAATTTCATTATACCGGAATGCTTGCCCATATTCTGTAAGGTAGCCGTATTCCAATCGACAGCGCTATTACCCATCGTAACAGATCGTAACGCCGATTCAAGGGGAGCCATTCCGTACCATTCGTTTACCGGGTCGAAATTTTTCCAATGACTAACATTTTCTGGCATTATCTCCGTAGTTGTTCCAAGTGTGTATATATACTTAGCGACTGGTCTGCTTAGATCACGGCTCGGAATAATCGATGTGTAATCAGGTCGCATCCGTACAAACTCCTGGACCTTTCCGTTTGCTTCTATGCTATAATTGAAGAAATTTCCAGAAAGCAAATAATCCGTTACGGCCTGTTTAACCCAAAATGAAAAGGTAATATTAGGCGATGGATTCTTGATTATCCGGTATAGCTCAGGGTTGTTGTATTCTGTATCATCGTTTTTGCTATCGATCTGCGATAGATAAAAGGGTACAGCCGAACACGCCCTGGCTATAAGCGATACGGCTGCATAGACATCGGTATTACGCTTGTAACCATTATTGACCAAATCACCAAAATTCGTCGTTGGGTATGTCGGCCCATACTGCGACATCATCAAGTTACTGTTGCCGCGCTGCAGCGAATATACGCTATCAGCTTTTTTGTTACTTGCGAGTTGTAACGCTCTTTGAATTATGTCTAACATTGCTTCCGATGCCGTTAATTAAGATTGCTATTAGAATTCCCCCTAATACGTTAACTGTCGCATCGGTGTGTTGTATGGCTAACACGGCCGTATATAGTAGGAATACGTAGATACCTACCACGCTCAATATAATAAGACCAGCTAATATTTTTAGTACCATTTTGAGCCGCTTTGTTTGTTGGTGAATATTGCATATCTCATTGCGTCCATAGCATGGTCCATAAATTTTAACGGTTCTCGATCCTTTAACTCGCCGTCCCTATTTTCGCGCCATTTATAGACGCGCAATTCTTTGATCAAATTAGGACTTTCACCACAGATATACAAAGGACTCCGTTTAACATGGTCTATTCCTAATGATACATCCTTTTTTGCTGGTCTGGCTCTGATCCCTGCTTTTCGTAGCTCTGTTATCCGATCCGGCTCCGCACTATCGCAATAAACGGTATTTTTTCCAACGATCGGTTTGAGTATGTCGATAATGTCCGGTGTAGTTAGGTGCGAACGGTATAACTGCTCACTTGCATAGTTAGCTCCATCGTATATATCGACACGCACCAAAGCGCTTGGGTTATTGTAGCCGAAATCTAAGCCATATATCGTTGAATCTATTGTTTGGGGATAATCACATACCGTATAATGAGTGTATATCAGACCTTCTTCCGGCATACCCCAGTTACCATCCTTATAAATACGACTGTAATTCTTGTCACTTATTGCGTTGAGAACGTCCCGATAATCTGCGTCAATGAACGCATTGTCCCGGAACGTCGTCTTTAGGATGAGCCTGTTTGCGTTGGTCTTGTCGTGATGATCTTCTTTTATCCAATGAAAGGTGTCTATCGGGTTATACGTAAGTATGAATTGCTTGTATCCTGGCGTCGCACCACGTAGACGTAGATCAAGTTGCGTGAAATCGGTACGCGCCAGTTCGGTTGCTTCTTCCGCCCAAATCGATGTGACACCATGAATTGACTTAAGTTTCTCAACATCATCTAAACCGCTGTGTATGATTTCGCTACCGTTCGGGAACGTGATCAACATCTCAGTTTTGTTGACCTGAACCGGAATACGCATATTAGCGCAGACTTCACGGCATAAGGCGAAACATGACCCCCTAAGCGTTCGTGCTATTTTACGAGCGACAAGGATGCGATGCCCGGGCTGCGTCGAAGCTCTTATTACATTCTTCTGCGCTGCGAATACGGATTTACCTGAACCAGCGCCACCGTACAAATCTAAGTAGCGTTTATCCCATTCCCATGCCGGTATATATGCATGATTAAGCGCTAAATTGGATCTGGTTTCTTCCATTCTATGACGACATTAAGCGGTTCGCCGTCGGTCGTGTGATCGATTCGATCCGTACCATACTTTTTGGGTTGTAGCTTGGACGCTATCCATTTACGAGCATCGATACGAATTTTTGTGCGCTCTAATACCTCGTTATTTTTTTGCTCAATACCATCCTCAGTAATAACCAAATCACGTTCACTTTGATCGGCAATGTCTATGATCTGATCGGCATAATATTCGGCTTGAGCCTCCCTAGCGCGCGCGTATTTTTCCATAAAGCCCTTGTGCTTATCTTGGAAAAGCCACAACATAACGGTTGATATTGAAGGCGTATCAGGTTGCTTACAATAGCTATTGAGTGAACCGCCCGAAGCTAACCATCTACATATTTGGTCGGATAATTCTTCGGTGTATTTGCTTGGTCGTCCCATGTCCTACCCTTACTTGTTTTGTGTTCGTCCTGCTCAGAATTTGGTGTCTGGTTTACGATTGTGCGTATCGGAGTGACTGTTACGGTTTACTGTTTTCGCTTCCATAAGTGTTAATTTATATAAATTTAGATGGAATTACCATGTTGTAAATTAATTATTATCAAATACGTTTGATAATGGTGTTGTGAAATACCCTTGTAGTTGTTTAATTAAAGCAACTTTAAAGCATTTAGCCATTTTCTTACGTGTTTTGCTTTATTTGTGTTTTTTGATCAGGTTATGTTGCTTTTATTTTATCCTATTTTGGTCGGTTGCAAACACGCCTAAATTTCCCCTGTAAGCAACGATCTATATCATACTCGAGTTGTACATCACTTTTGGCTCTGAATCGATTCTGCACGCAACCTCGTAGCCCCTGTTTGATCTTTTGATAGATATACCATCATTCACTTTGATTTGCGAACAAATACGCCCAAATTCTGACTGGCTTATCTTCCCTGGAATTCTCATGTTACTATATTTAGTGTAATTCATTATTGATCGGTTCGAAATAGGCTTATGGCATCGGTGAACTGAAACGAACTGGATCACCTGTTTCAGTTTATTTTTATAGTTGCGGCACACCAAACTGAACTGGATCACTTACCCCCCCCCTAAAGGGGGGTGGGTGTGTGTGATTCAGTTCATGTATGTTTGGTACGAACTGGATCACCCCAAAGTGATCCTGTTTCAGTTCGTGTTTCAGTTTTTTACATAAGGCTTGTATGTTTGGAAATTGATATTTACAAGCCAGCCCAAAACCGTTAGGATTGAGCAAATTCGATACCTTCCGGACTGCTCCTGAAACAGGCGCGGAAAGCGTATAATATTGTACTGATATATTCATAGAGTTATCGTAATTAGGTACATAGTAGTGTACTATAAATCGTCTGTTTTTTGTGTAAAAATAAAGTATTTCAGCGATCTCGTACCCTCTTTTCCATGTGTTTTGACGATTGATTCCGAGCGCATAAGGGTTAAAATCTCCTGAGCCTTGCGCTGTGATATGTTGTAATCATGTGAGAATGTCGACACGATCCTATCTATTAATTCGCTTCGGAGCATACCCTGATCGAATCCTTTGAATATGCGGTGTATCTTGTATTCAATTTCTAAAAGGTCTGGCATTGGTAGCCTTTTATCATCATTGATGATGGGCGGGGAGTCCAATTCTGTCATCATCTTGTGTTGATCATCCCAGGCGAAATAGGCCGATTGGTTCGGGTTGCCGTGTCTGAACTTGCCATAACTGCCAGCCGTTGAAAGTGTTCGTACGCCTGTTTTCCGATCGAATGTTATGTTTAGAATCCCTGTCGATCGACGAAGCACTTCCGCCCCGAAATGTCCGCGCGGCTTTTCGGAACGCATCCCTGTTTTGTCGGGGTTATCGTGAATGGTTAGAATAGCCGTTGATTCTGTTTTGTTAAGCATAGGTCGGAGCCATTGATTCAGCACTTCATCAGCTTCGCGCAGGTCGTTCGTATCGTGTATAAGGTCCGTTCCGCCGTCGAATATTAGCATATTATAGCCTAATTCGTTGATTAGATATTCAGACAGTTTACGGCGTTCGGGTATAGTATAGCCAAGTGTACCGAAAAGTATTGGGTATGGTGGTGTTTCCCCGATACGCCTTTTTATACGTTTATACGACCGGTAAACTTCCTGATCTGTCATTTCACCGTCGATTATAGCTATACGTGATTCACTACTGAATCTAAGTCCGAGCCGTATCGATCCTGTTACGACCGCTTCGGCGCTCATCTCTACGGTCGATGATTTACCGACACCTGGTGAAGCGACAATTGCGACGAGCGAACCAACTGGAGCCAGTTCTTGACCGAACCATTCGATTGCGGGCGGTCGATATGCCGGCTCGTTGTAGTCGTTCGGTATGAAAGCACGTGATACAAAATATTCAATTTCGCCCGGTGGATATGCGCCTGCGTTCATATTAGCGTATATCGGCTTACTATTATATGCCGGGTAGTCGCGATACTGGCTATAATCACCGTTATCGATGTAGGCGCGACCTGGTTGATTGTCTGGTGAACCTGTCGACAGGTGCGATATTAGTATAAATTGTAGGCGAAGATGTTCAAGGCATAGTGATTTTTTGGTATCTGACTCCCCTGTTAATCGGGATTGGAGGGGTATAATCGCTATAAAATCATTAGAGTCGTAGACTTCGTATATAAAGCGTATGTATGCGTCTGGGTCGTTATCGGTTATCTTGGCTATCATTGCATCACGATCTTTAATCGTGTCGAAGTTCCTGAACATTAACGGCAAGGAATCGGGCGGGAATCTTCGTTGCTGTTCGTGCGACATGACTTTAATATCTAAATCGGCGCGCGGTATATGGTGTATTTCGCCTTGATAGCTGTGTTGGTGATCATTATAACCCTCATCGCAGGGGATCATCTGATCGTAGTTAATGTTATTGGTGTTCATTTGGCAAAAAAAAGCCCAAACAGATCGAGCAAAAGGGGTTGCTTTAATCTATTTGGGCCGGTTTGATTGGTGGACAATCGACTAAACGCCCCTATCGTTTACGCGATTGCACATTATAATGTATGATATGCTGATAGCTAGTGCAAATTATATCGAGTCGATAAGCTGAAAATATTGCACGCTATTTAGGTCATATATCATCTCCCTATATCGTTACTGAATCTAATCATCACGTCGACACCGGTATGATTCTTGATAAATTCGTACATAGAGTTCAATTTACCATGATCCCATTCTTTGCAGTACCTTGTACGATATGCGAATTTGCGCCCGTTATGCTCCCTAAGCAATGCAAATAGACCTGTGTTAAGGTGAGGGTATTCATTTTCGGGCGGGCGGAGTGTGAATGTCTGAACTGGTACATGACCCAGCTGAATTATAAGTGTCGTGTTATTCATGGCGTGTTATTCATTGATAGGTAGTCTGTTACAATTTGCTTAAACTCGTCGATGTTTCGTGCTAATGCGTACATATAACCGTTGTTTATGCAGTATTTAGCGAATTTCATTTGATCTGGTGATTGCCTGCCTGTAGGTGTTTTCATTTCTACAAATAGCGCCCCGAAATCATCGCATCGACGCATTATGATAAGGTCGGATATACCTGCGTGCCGCCCTGCCTGATTAGCCAGCGCCCCGTAATGCCTTGTATCACGTGTATATTTCGCTTCGTTGCGTATCGATGTGATGATTATATCAGGGTGTTGCTTTCTAAACCATCCGACACATTGGCGCTGTATAGCGTGTTCCGATTGCTTAGATTTCGTTTGCTTCGACTTTGTTTGCTTCGGTCTTTTGAGGCAAATTTGGCACGTAAAACCGCCAGAACAGGCGCAATTTTGTTTAGGTAGATTCTCTGTCATTGCTTTGCTCTGTGTATTCATGAATGTTCATAGATTTCTCGACCCATCCGAATGGAGTCAAGTCTATATTTGTCGTATTAAGGTCTATGTCGCTGATACGGCATACACTTTCTATTACGTCGCCAGCCACAAACCCCTTAATCACTTCACGTAACGCTTTAGCTGCTACTGTCCTTGAATGAGATAGTACGCATTTACGTACACTACGGACGTAGTAGCATCGTATCATTGATGATGAAGTAATCCTGACATGGCTGTCGCTTGCTAAATAGATCTTGATGTTATTGAGCCTATTATTTATCCGAACGCTTATGTCTTTGCCGTATCGCTTTGCAACATAGCAGTTTTTACAGAGTAGCGCTTTTGATTCAGGTTTTTCCTGTTTACAATTTTGGCAGATGTTCATTGTGTTTCGATTGGTGTGATTACTAATTGTCGATATTAATCGGACCCACTGACATACCTATGAATAGATCAGGAGCAACCTTATTCCTGTAGTCCAAAACAATGGCTATCATGACTTTTATCTCCATGTCTGCCACCTCTGGCTTCATCCTACCGGACTCAACCCATCGGGAGTACGCGCGCTTACGCATAAGCAGCTCCCTGACAGCACAGTTTAATTTGTCGACATCAGTGATCATTGGTTTAGCCTTGATTACTAAATTATCATCG